AGCACGGGGAATGCTATTGGGTTGCATAGTTTCTGTCATAGAGTCATAAATGCTTCTGAAGATACCAGAAGTATCAGTATCTATATTGTTGCTTACCCATGACCTCATTTTTTTGAAGTCTTTAGCCTTAAGATATCCAATAACATCATTAACGGCATTGTTAGAAAGAAGAGAAAGAATCCCACTATCAATAGTGCCACTAAGAGAATAACGTTGACACTCGTTAATAACACGTCGCCAATCAGGTGCAAAACGAATAATAAGTTCTGCCAAAACCTTTTTATCATAGGTGATAGTCTCCTGATCTAGAATCCATCCTAGACGTTTCATGAACTGCATAGACAGTTCTGCCATAGACTTCTTGCTGGTGTTAAACTCATAGACACCACAACGAGAATGTAGTGGTTCAATGATACGGTTCTTAAAGTTACAGGTTAGAATGAATCGGCAGTTGTTTGCAAACTCTTCGATAAAACCACGCAGAGCAGGCTGGAAGGATTGTGCATTAAGATAATCTGCCTCATCTAGAATAACAACCTTGTATCCACCCTGTAGGGATACAGTAGAGGCAAACTGTTTAATCTTATTACGCAGTGTATCAATGTTACCTTCTTCAGACCCGTTGATAAGAATCCAGTCAAGGTCCAATTCATTACACAGTGCTTTTGCTACTGTAGTCTTACCAAGACCAGCAGTGCCTGTGAATAGCATATTAGGGATTTCACCAGTCTCTACAATCTGCTGAAAGGTTTCTTTTAATGTTGAGGGGAGAATGCAATCATCAATCTTTTGTGGTCGGTATTTTTCAACCCAAAGAAAATCACTCATCAATATTCCTTACTAGAGTTAGGAAGTCATTATATAGAAAAAAGAAATGGGGGTCAAGCCCCCATTTTAATATTAATCACTTACTCGTTCAGCAGTGAGACCTTTGACATATGTAAAGGAGCAACCTTGTAGGAAGTAAGAGGTATGTTCAAGAATTTCTTCCAAGTCTTCATCATCAGACCGGAAAGTAGATGATACATCATTAACAGTGTCATGGTTTTGATACCGACGCATTGTCAAAGTGTATTCGGTGTAGTTACCATCATCTTCATCATTATAACGACCCATTATACTATTCCTCTTCTTCTTCGTTTTCTGCGGCTTCTTGCTCACGTTCTTCAGTTGCTTGAATCAACTGCACACACTGATCACGCAGACCACCTACTGTAGACAGTTCTTCACCTTTGAATGCTCCACGTTGCACAATCGCATCAATGATAGCAATAGACGAACGGGAGACTTTAAGGTTCAAATCATAAAATTGAGAGTCATTCATTAGAAATATATTCCTTTAGTTTTTTTCTAGAGCAACCCAGTATTGAAGCTGCCGACTAACGTTAGTAAACTTACTGATAAGTTTGGACGAAACTTCTACAGCATAATCACCGGGAAGAAGTTTCAGATTGTCAATGTTGATACTTAGACGTGCGTTTGCATGGATATCGCCATGCCATACACCATCAACTTCAATGGTATACTCATTGGAAGTTGTATTCTTAGGATCAACGATTGATAGAGTTACTGAGTCATCTTCTGTGCGACCAATGATCACGCTCTTATGACCAAGAGCAGAAGATGCTTTGCGCACCTGACTCAGAATATCTTGAGTGAGATTGAATGTGACTTCTGGATCAGGAACCTGTAGGTCTTTCTCAGGTGGATTAGTCAACATTTCAATATCAGAATAGAAATAGTTAATAGAAGACTGACCATTGGCAATAACCATATGCTTGTCTTGGTAATGCACTGTGCCATCTTCTACAAGATTATATGCACCAATAAACTCATTCACATCATAAATGCCAAAGTCTTGTGGAAACTCTTCTTCAAGAGTAGCTTGTGCTAGAACGTTCTTAGCATCTGCAATAGTGCGTAGAACGTTACCTTGTCGAACTACAAGGTTTTGGTTAATGGTTCCGAAGTTACGAATAACTTCCATAGTATTATTCAACATCAAATGTTTCCTCATCTTGATCATGTACATGGAGTGCCATAATAGCATAGTGTGCGATTTTCATCAAGTCTGCACGGTTACGACCATTCTTTTTGCCATAACGTTGTGCATACTTCATTACGTTACCGAGACAGAACCCCATCCCGTGACCAGCATCAATAATAAACTCAGTAGCCTGAAACTTCTGCTTTGAGTAATGCCCCTCATATGTTTTGAGGATATACTCATTTAGTTCTGTTAGAATTCGGTCTTCACTGTATTTCATATTGTAAGTCTCACTGTTTCGAACTTAGAAGTGTATAGTATATTATTCTGTCCCTGTTGTCAAGAACTTTTTTAACGCATTTTGGAAAAGTTTTTATCCTTGTAGAATTCCATCTTGGATTCAAAACGACCATCCAAAATCTCACCCTTGTGTGAAATTACAAATACATTCGTATCAGCACCCAAGGTATGAATAATCTTAAACAAGTTTTCTACACCATCGTTGTCAAGGCTGGAGTCAAATGTCTCATCCAGAATAAGCAGATTGGTTGCTACAGAGTTTTTCATCTTAGCAATCTGTCTCCATGTAAACAGCAGTGCAAGGTCAATGCGTTGCTTCTCACCCTCAGAGAAAGAGTCGTAGGAAAAACTATCACGGTGCCGTGAACGAATAGTCTCAGAGAAACTTTCATTCAATTCAAAATGAACAAAGAAGTCTAGTGTCTGTAGATACTGGTTTACTAACTTATTCATAACAGGCAGATACTGTTTGATAATCTTAGTCTTGATACCAGTGTCTTTGAGCATATCAGCAATGATACTACTATAGTCATACTCTTCAGACAGTTCAACCTTTTCTGTAATCAAACCATCTTTTACATCAATAAAGTCTTCAAGGTCTTGGGCAGCTTGTTTGACATTATCTTTACTGTCAGAAGTATTAGAAATCTCTTCTTCTAGTTTAGCAATCAACCTACGAGACATATTAATCTTGGTATTATTATCCCGCAGCAGACCCTGTAGTTCCATAGACTTCTTGTTCTGGTTCTGTAGGTCATCTACAGTAGACTTGCCATTAGATAGTTTATCTTCTACCGCCTGAAACGTCTTCTGGATTTCCTTCGCTTTCGCTGCGATACCTTTAACCTTCTGACCTTTAATATTTTCGTCAATCTCTTGCGTACAAGTCGGGCAAACGTCATTGTCTTGAAAGAACTTATCTTCTTTAACAAGTTTCTTCATCTCCGATTGAAGGTTAGATTTTTCTATACGAGCATCCTGAAATGCATTACCAGCTTGCTCTAGTTGTTTTGCAACCTGATCATACTTAGTCTCAAGAGTTTTTTGTATTTCTTCATTTTGAGCATTGACTTGCTCAATTGAATCTTCCTGCGCCTTGATTTCAGTTTGCTTCTCACGCCACTTTTCCTCATTCAAACTTTTAATATCATTGATATACTTACGTTGAACTTCAATCTTGTTCTTGACAATATCTACCTGATGAGCAGCATCACGAATCTTATCCTTCAGACTGGCAATGTTGTCTTTCAGAACCATATTCATTTTAGAAAAGATATTAATGTCTAGCAAGTCTTCAATCACTTCACGTCTATTAGCAGCAGTAAGTTGCATAAACGGAATGAAAGAGGATGAACCAAGCACTACAATCTGATGGAATGACTTATGGTTTAGTTTTAGAATATTCTGTTCAAGGAGTTTCTGGAACTCTTTAGAATGGGAAGCTTCATTAATAACCTCTCCATTTTTATAGATTTCAAAGATGTTAGGTTTGATACCCCGAATAACTTTGAACCTGTTAGGACCAACTGAGAACTCAACCTCGACCACACAATCCTTACTATTAATAGTATTGATAAGTTGTGGTTTGTTGATGTTCCTGTAGGGTTTACCGAATAGACCAAACGATAATGCATCCAGCATAGTAGACTTGCCAGCACCATTGGCACCTACAACCAAAGTAGTAGGGGCATTATCTAGGTCAATTTTTGTGAATGAATTTCCAGTAGATAGAAAGTTTTTATACTGGACAGAATGGAATTTAATGATAAGACTCTCCTAATCACTCAAATCATAATATAGAGTATTATATATCATTCCACAGGAGTTGTCAATAACAAATGTATAAATAAGTTTGTTATGTAAACCAAACGGAGGATATTATGGATATTATTACTAGCGTAAAGGGTTGGGTCGGCAAAATTGCTGAACTTGGCGTAAGTCTCCTTGCCCTTACAATCGTAGCTGAGCTTCTTGGTCTCGGCGCAGTTCCATTCATGCCAGAAGGCGTAAGTGTAATTAATAATGTGACAGGTGTAGTTGATGGACTTGGTTCATCCGGTCTTGTCGGGTTGTTGGCAGTATGGGTTCTTTGGGCCATCTGGCAGCGACGGTGATTATTTCATAATAGATATTTTTCAAGGGGGGCTATTTCAGTCCCCCTTTTTTTGAACTTAACTTTAACAGAGAGTAGCAAATGACACAGTTAATTGATCCAACGAAATTTACAAATGCAGTAAGCAAATTAAGAACATTCTTTATGGAAAAAGGTTTCGAAGAAGTTCATACACAAAACAGACTTAGCATTTTAGCAGCATGTGAAGACCCATTTAATGTTGCCACCTACAAATACGAAGGCCGTGTATGGCCATTACCACAGACAGGTCAGATGTGGTTAGAACACGAATTACTTACTAAACCTTCTTCGAAAGGTTTTTTTTGTGTCTCAACTTCTTACAGACAAGAACCTAATGCTATTCCGGGCAGACACGATACAATCTTTCCAATGTTTGAATTTGAAATGCCGGGTGATATTAATGACCTTGAAGCAATGGAACACGAACTGTGCGAGTATATGGGATTTGGTGATATCACTGGTAAGACATATGCTGAGTGGCAGAAAGAATATAATGTAGATGGTGAACTA